TCATGAAAGACGGATACGACGCAATCATGACCAAAGACGGAGATGATTTCGTCGAAATAGTCAATCTAAACGGGAAAAAGCAGAACGACGCTCAAAGAGCGACGGATTATGATTCGGAAACTGGCCATAATGTCAGATTCAACGAAAATCACGACGCGAAGACCGGGAGGTTCGCACCGGGTAGCAGTGGCGGAGGTGTAGGTGCTGTCGATGAGAGCAGAATCAAGGAACTTGAAAAGCAACTTGACGAGGCGAAGGGGCTGTTTGCGAAGAGCAAGATCATGACACAGATTGACATGCTAAAAGAGGGCTTTACTGGGACTGTTGACGAGTGGCGCGAAAAGAAGAAGAAAGAGCACGAGGAACTTGTCGAGGCGGCAAGAAAGAAGCAAGAACAGGAAAAGCAAGAGCAAGAGGCCAAGCAAAAAGCCGAGCAAGAACAACTTGAGTACGAGTTAAAGACACAGCCCGCGGAAAAGGTCGAGCAGTACAAGATCATTCAGGCCACGAACCCGATGAACGATGATTACCACGTCGGAATCAGAAAACCGTCGGACATTCTGACATGGGACGAGGTTCTTAAGGAAGACACTGGGGATGGAAACAGTTTTGCATGGGGTGATTTTTCGAGGAAGGACGCGGAAAAGGCGTTGGCAACTGGGAAAATTACCATTTACAGTTCGTATCCGATAAAGAACGGCGTGTTTGTGTCAACAAGCAAGGTTCAGTCCGAACAGTATGCGGGCGGTTCTGGGAACAAGTTGTACAAAAAAACTGTGCCGCTTGAGGAAGTTGCGTGGATCAACGGCGACGAAGGACAGTTTGCGAAAAGGGGGTGAGAGAGCGATGCAGTTACGAATTAAAGACGATTCCGTCGAGATCAGCGGATATGTAAACGCGATCGAGAGGCGGTCGAAGCCCATTAGAAGCAGGATGGGCGGAATCTTTCAGGGGAGGATTAAGAAAGGCGCGTTTGAGTGAGCAATCAAACGGGGAAATGACATTCGCCTTTTGGAAAACCACAACTGGGACAGAGACCTTGGTGGAACGGCTGATGGGACTCTCAAATTGACGGAGGATAACATTGGCTTAAGAGCAGAGGCGACGGTCACAGACCCGAAAGCGGTCGAAAAAGCCCGCCGCGGCGACTACATAGGGTGGTCGTTCGGATTTGAGGACGTTGACGTGGACGAACACGACGAGGGTGGGATGCCAACGAGAGACGTGAAAGACCTTGACTTGCACGAAGTATCGTTGCTTGACAGGTCTAAAAACCCCGCATACGAGGGCAATCTTGTATCCGTACGCGCCGAAAACACCGTCTTTTGCGGTGAGGCGATGGTCGGAGAGGTAGAGATCGAGGATCTCACAACGAGAGCCGAACAGCCCGTTGAGGTTGAGGCGATAGATTATGGTGAGGCAGAGGCACTGATTAAAGAGATGAAGGAGGAAAAGTGAGTTATGTCTAAAGCACTGGAGGAAAAGAGAAACGATTTAATCACCCGCGCCGAGGAGGTGCTGAACAAGGCGAAGACCGAGGAAAGAGCACTTACCGAGGATGAGATGAAGGAAATCGAGGGATGCCGCGATGAGATCAGAAGCATTAAGGAAACTTTAAAACTTGATGAAGAGATCCGCGGCGAGCAGAAGATGGTTATCAAGGATGACAAGAAAGAGGGGGAGAAGAAGTTAATGACTGCTGAAGAACAGACCAGAGCAATCGAGGAAAAGGAAACCAAGGACTTTGAAGCGTATGTGCGCGCTAATGCGCTTGGCGAGTACAACGAGCGCGCAAACAACATGGACGTCGGAACGAACGGTGCGGTGATTCCGACGACGATCGCACGCCGAATCATTCGCAAGGTGTATGACATCTGCCCGATTCTTGAAAAGTCGAGCAAGTACAACACCAAGGGCGCGCTTGTACTGCCTTATTACGACGAGACCGATACCGCGATCACCGTCGCATATCAGGAAGAGTTCGTCGAGATGCAGAGCAATGTAGGTAAGTTTACGACGATCAAACTTGAAGGATTCCTTGCGGGAGCACTCGCGCTGATTTCCCGTTCCCTTATCAACAACACCGACATCAACATCGTTGATTACATTGTTGATCAGATGGCTTACTCTATTAAGCGTTTCATCGAGCACGAACTGCTTATCGGAACGGAGGACAAGGTTGAGGGTCTTTCCACCCTTACCAACGCCGTAACTGCCGCGTCGGCAAATGCAATCACCGCTGATGAGGTGATCAAGTTACACGACGCGATCAAGGATGACTTCCAGAGTGACGCTATGTTCATCATGAGTCCGCAGACCAGAACCGCGCTGAGACTGCTTAAGGACGAAATGGGACGTTATATGTTACAGGACGACGTTTCCCTGCCGTTCGGTACTGCCCTGCTTGGCAAGCCCGTTTATGTTTCTGACAACATGCCCGACATGGCGACGGGTGCACCAGTGATTTACTACGGCGACTTTAGAGGACTTGCGACCAAGTTTAACGAGAACATCAACATTCAGGTGCTTAGAGAGCATTATGCACCGATGCACGCCGTCGGTGTGATTGGTTGGTTTGAGTTCGACGCCAAGGTCGAGGACGCACAGAAGATCGCCGTCTTAAAGATGGCTTAAGAGGCGCGATATGGTAGTTAAAGCAACCGTTTCTTTTTGTGGTAAGGAAACGATGAGACAGGGCGAGGTCAAGGACATCCTTGACCCGCTCGTTGCCGCGGATCTTCTTAAAGCGGGGTATGTCGAGGAAGTTAAGAAGAAGCCCGCGAGAAAGGAAAAGGGAAATGGCTAATATTGTTACAAATATTCCGCTGACGTATAGAGAGCCTGACGGGGATCTTATTTCCCCTATCAAGGGAAAGCCTACCGAGGTTTCTGACAATGTTGCGACAGAACTGAAAAACGCGGGGATGGCAGAGGACGATGCCAAATTAGATAGTGCGCTAGATGCGTTTATCGAGGGTAGCACAGAGAATCTTGTTAGCAATGCGACAATTGTCAGAGACAAAGCGTGTGCCTACAGTATGAAAAGCCTGAAAACGGTGTATTTACCAGAGTGCACTGAAACTGGCAGTGAGGTGTTTTCACAGTGCACCACGCTTGTCTCTGTAAAGATGCCTAAATGCAAAAAATTAGGATATCAAAATTTTTTGGGGTGTGAAAACCTTAAATTTGTTGACATGAGTGCCACAAATTTCGCTGATACGAGTCCCTTTAGCAGTGCGATAAGCCTTGACACCCTTGTTTTAAGATGTGAATCAGTCCCATATTGGGCAGACGGGAATTTTTCGCTTTTTGGCTCGACTAAATTCTACAAAGGCAGTGGTGGCGGGACGTTATATGTTCCTGAATCTCTTGTCAATAGATATAAAACAGCAAACATGTGGAAAACCTACTTTGGCGATGGGGATGCAAGAACAAAAGGAGATGCCAATAACAAGATTCTTCCTATTGAGGGATCTGAATATGAGTTATGATCTCCTGAAAGGGGGGAATAACACATGAACAATATCACAAAGGTGTCGCAAATCACCTATCAGGATTGCGCCGATTACTTGCGCATTGCGGAGGTGACGGAGAGCGACATCAACACTCTTAACACGATGATCAATGTCGCGAAGACGTTTATCAAAAATTACACGGGGCAGAGCGACTTGGATGCTCACGAGGATTTTGTGATCGCAGTGTTTGTATTAGTACAGGACATGTGGGACAACCGTGCGCTGTACGTTAACACGACAAACACCAATTTTGTTGTCGATTCGATCCTTGGAATGCACGCAGTTAACCTTTTGCCAACGGAGGCGACATGATTAACGCGGGTAAGTACAACAAGAAGATCGACATTTATACGTCGAAGATCGTTAAGGAAAACGGATTTCAAACGGTGGTCAAGGATCAGTTAGTTTTAAGCCCGTACGCGGCTGTTAAGACAACACGCGGGATGACGCTGATCAAAAACAACACTGATTTCGAAAAGGCTTATACCAATTTTACGATCCGTTTTCCCGTAACGGCGATCACCCGAGACATGCTTATCGAGTACAGTGGGCGCACCTACACGATCGAATATCTCAACAACGTCGATGAAAACGACGTTGAGTTGGAAATGCAGGCGAAAGAGGTGACTCATTGATGGCGTACCTTAGAGTGACATTGCCTGACGACGTGATCGAGGAGTTTAGACACGTGTACGACAATTGCGAGGAAATATTCGGGAGGATGACAAAGGCGGGCGCGGAGGTTGTGATGCAAAACATAAGAGCAAACGCGCCCGCGGGTGTTCGCGAATCCAGAATGATGGATTGTCTTAAGATGACAAGAACCTATAAGACCCCGACCGACGATGGTATCAACACAAAGGTCGGGTTTTATGGTTATTTCATCAACGAAAACGGCAAGCGAACGCCCGCGCCGTTGGTGGCAAACGTGTTCGAGTATGGCAACAGCACGAATAATTTCCCGAAACAGCCGTTTATGAGGAAATCTTTTCGGCGGGAGCAGATCGAGAAAGTGATGATGGACGAACAGAGAAAGGCAAGCGGAGGACTGTTGGATGAATGATTTAATTGAGAGTATCTTCAGCGGCTTTTCCGTTCCTGTTTCACTTTTACATTACGAGGGACACGGCGAGCCGTATGTTACCTATCAGCAAAGCGACGCCGATGGGGTGCTTAGCGGTGACGATGGGCGGATCGGGTATGTCGATTATTACGATTTCGATGTATATTCGCGCGGCAGTTACGAGGCATTGTGTGAGAGTGTGATCAAATTATTAGAGCAACATGGTTTTGTATGGCAACCGTCGCGGTCTAGCGGAGACTTTTTCGAGACCGACACGGGGTACTATCACAGAACCTTAAATTTTGCAATTTTACGGGAGGATTAAACCTATGGCAAAAATCGGTTTACAGAATTTTCTGTTTGGCGTTCTGACTGAGGCGCAGGACGGCACGGCAACCTATGGCGCGGCAAAGAAACCGGGCAAAGCGATTTCGTGTAGTGTGGACATTTCCAACAACGATGCGAAACTTTTTGCAGACGACGGCCTTGCCGAAAGCGACACGTCTTTCCAGTCTGGCACGGTTACC